CAAAAACAGAGTGAAAAGGCAGGAGGAGGCCGCGCGGGTGAATATTTCAATGTTGTAAAAGCCAAAGCTTTTGGAGAAATAAATGTGCCTAAAAAATTGGGGATAAAGGAAATAAAAAAAGAAACAGATAATTTATTAAATGTTTTAGATAATGCCAGAGATTTTATTGAAATCGACAAAACTTATTTTACAAGTTTTCTTATAGAATCCGATAACGAAAAGGAAATACGGGCAAAATATAAAATAATTAGGAGTATCTATAATGTTTGCACCGAAGGTGGAAAAACACCAAAGGAAATTAAAGAGGAATATTTTGAAAATCTAGTAAAGTTTTCTATCGCAATGGTTAAAGGTTTAAATCCTTGTTACTATAAACTTATTGGTGGGGAAATTTCAATAATGAATCCAGAAGTGATGAATGTAAGTTTGGATTCAGGGGACAAAATAATTATTCAATTTTCTCAAAACGGAAAATATATGATTTTATATATTCCTATTATATTTTATATAACAGGTGTTAAAAGTGAATATAATGAACATTACAAACTTAAACTTCCCTTTGAGGTTACTGGAGAAAAATTCGATCCTATAGTTAGAGGATTAAATAGCGCCACAAAAGCCAAACAAAAAGATATTGCTAAAGGAGAAATTAAAAAATCATCTCAGCATTTGTTAGCAATAGGAATAGAACAAAGTAAAATAGACGAATTAGACAGACTTTGGATGGGGGAAATGCCAAAAACTTGGTTTAGGGAATATAGAAAAGTGATTTATGGCTGGGCATTGGAAGTTATTGATAAAGGAAAAATTCCGATTATCCCAGAAACAAAAGACAAAATACGAAAAATTAAAAACCAAATGCAACAAGAATTAAAAAATATTAAATTAGGCGAAGAAGTTATGTCACAAGCGGATATTCAATATAAAAGCATAATGGCTGATTTTAGAGGAATAGAAGGCGTAGAATTTGATCCAAAAACAATGAAATATGTTTTTACCGAATCAGCCCATCCAGAACAAATGAAAATTTACGAATTTCTACAAAAACTATAACAGTTTGTGTTATAATATAGGTAACGAATGAAACAGAAAAAATTGATATTAGTAGACTTTAATAACGTAATGTATATGGTCGTATTCTCTAAATTCCTGTCGGAAAAGTATAAAGGGCATACCACGGAAGAATTGTCAGGGGAGAAATTCGAAGCATTGGTCAGGGATTCGCTGAAAATGACGTTTCAGAAAATACTGAATATTCTCGAATGGAATCAGGAACATAATACTGATATTCTATTTGCCAAAGACGGTTACAGATTGTGGCGGAAAGAACGATTATTCTCTGGATACAAACAACATCGAAAAGGCAAACGAGATGCCACTAATATTGATTTTCGTTTGGTGTTCAAAGTATTCGACCGTGTTTGGTCAGAATTAAAAAATATTTTACCGTTCAGGTTTATCACGCTCGAACATATCGAAGTGGATGATATCATTTTTATGACGATCAATGCTGAAATGGACAAATACGACAAATTCCAGATTTATTCGACCGACTCTGATTTTCGTCAGACACTACGATACGAGAAAGTCGAATTATACAATCCACGAATCACGAAATTCATCGAATCGGACAATCCTGAATACGATTTGTTCGAAAAAATCATAACCGGTGATAAAAGTGATGGTATTCCAAATATCTACGCCGATTCGATCAACGAACGACAGAAGCCGATATTCAAGAAACGGGTCAAAAATTGGTTCGATGATCGCGCAGAATTCAAGACGTTCCTGAAAGCACAACCCGTAGAAGTGCAGAAGCGTTTCGTGAGAAACAAACGCCTGATTGATATGCGTGATATCCCAGAAGATATTCAGCGTGAAATTTGTGTAGCATTGGAAAATGACAGAAACCAATTTGATCTTCAAAAGTATATTAAAGTGGCAAAGAAATATTTTATTACCGTGATGGAAGAAAAGGCAGATTTGATACCAAATGAATATCGCTGAAATATTAGCACAAATTAAACAGGATTCCGGTGAGAAGATCACCGACCCAATTGCGCGGCTGGAGTCAAATTCAGACAAAGCGCTGAGATATAGCGAGTTGTTATTTCGTGTTTCCAGACAGAGAAATAAGGAAAAGATCGAGGTGGACAAGAAGTATTCAGCATTGTATTCAGAGGGGAAATACAAAAGTCATCTGCTCCTGAAGAACAAAGCAGACATCGACGCATATATCGAGTCGAATGAAGAATATATGGTAATGAAGAACAAGCTGAACGAATGGGAAAACCTGGTGCAACTTTTGGAGAATCTGGTTGATATCTACCGTCAACGGGAAGCTTCGGAAAGACTGATCTTCAAAGCAAAGACGGGTGTAGGATGAAAGTCAAAATACACAAACGAACAAAATCTTGGTGTAGTGGTTGTGATGCGAATATTGTTGCGCCTGGAGAAAAATGCAAGGTGTGTGGATCAAGAGAAGCCGACAAAAAATCAAGACGGGTGAAAAATCATATTCCGAACGAGGAAACAATAGCATCTATGAAAGAATGTGATGAAGGCAAGAACCTAACCCGCTACGACAATATAGATGATTTTTTTAAAGACGTGTTTAATGGGGAAAAAAATGATACATAATTGCAGATTTAAAGACAAAGAGGGTGATATTGAGTCGCCATTTCAAGATGCGGTTGCAGAAGGCGTATTTGAATATTGCGACTGGTATGACGGCTACGAATGGTTCGTCCCACGGTTTAAAAGAAAACGTTGGTATTGGCCATTTGAACGAATTTCAATAGCGGTAGACCTTTTAAGATACTGTCCGTATTGTGGAGATAAATTGAAAGGGACAGAAGACGAACGTATCGATAATGAAAAGAAATTTGGCGAGAAAGAATGATAAAAAATAAAGACAAATTAGTTATTCTTGATATTGAGGTCAATACGAAGGAAAACGTTAAGATGAATGAACACTTTCATGTTATTCAAATTGGCGCAGTCAAGAAGGATTTCGGGGCAGGCAAACAGGATTTGTTCAACGCCTATGTCAAACCGAAAGACGTATTCGAATACCCCAACGGTGGCCCGATATTAACTCCGTTTATCAAGGAATTAACAAAGATTACACAGGAACAGGTCGATGGGGCAGAACCGTTTGAAGTGGTCTGGCCGAAATTCCTGAAATTCTGCAGTCCTTATTTTGAGTGTTTTGCTTCGTGGGGATCATACGATTGGGAAGTTCTGCAACGATCTTGTGAGTATTACAAATTGAAATTTCCATTTAAATACCACGTCAATCTCAAAGAATATTACAGGTTATATTATAATAAAGGAGAATGGAAACCAGGCACGGGCGTTCAAAAAGCGTTAAACTATTTTGGACTCGAACCCGCATTAGCTGCACACAACGCATTGAATGACGCAGTAATGATAACAGCGGTTGCTTCGAAAATGGTAGAAACAGGATTTTACACTTTTACGAAGAAAAGATACGGCGCATCCTTAACTTCTTGTAAAGATGGAAAATGGCTTTGGAATCCGGTGATTGTCAAAAAATATAAAGAATTAAGTGAATGGCGTGCAAATATCGAGGGGGTACTTTTTAAATGAACTCAAAACAAAAGGGCAATCGTGCGGAACGGGAAGTTGTCAAGATTTTGAATGATTTTTACAAGACCAATATATTTGAACGAGTACCGTCAAGTGGTGCCAGAGCAACCACATCGAAGAATCTTACCGAACATAAGGCGAATGTGATGATTGCAGATATTATCGTGCCAGAGAATTTTCCATTTTTTATCGAGACTAAATTTTATAAAAATGAACCTGATCTTTGGAAATTATTTGAGACAGGTTTATTTCCCGATGGTTGGGAGAAAGAACGAACTGAACAAACGAAACAAATAGAGGTCACGAAAAAAGAGGGAATTATTCTTGTATTTCGGGCAAATAAACGAGGATATTTGGCGATGTTGGAACAAGATATTTATAATGATTTTTCTGGCGAAGAATATCCATCACAGTACATTTTAACTTGCGACCGAGTGATTATGCACTTGACTGATATGCTTACCTATTTGAACTGCTATACGACGGAAGGAAGAGAAAGGTTTAAACAGGACGAATTGGATAAATATATGAGTGAGGTAAAGAATGAAGAAAGTTAAAGTGCCGAAAGGAACATTTTGGGCGGAGAAGGCGAATAAACTATATATGGTTCGCTGTCCAGAGTGCAAGAACGAAAATTGGGCGATGGCAGTAGCAACCGGCATTTGTGCCTGGTGTGGTTATGATTGTAATAGTAAAAATAATAAGAAGGTGAAAAAATGAAAAAAGTAATATTGATGTTTTTGGTTTTATCCGTAGTTGGTATTTTTCTTTTGGCTACTGACAAAGGGTTGAGAATGTATCTGTTCGATGAAGATTATTTGGGAATAGGATAAGTGAAAAGAATATTAGTAACAGGAAGTTCAGGAACAATTGGAAACTGTTTATGTGAATTTTTACTTGTTAACGGGTTCGACGTTACGGGTATAGATATTCGACCTAATCGATGGAATTCTGAAATTGATAAACGGACGGAATTAATAGATTTACGATATCCAGAAAAAATTAATGAAATTTCTAATGATTTCGATATGATTGTACATTTAGCGGCCAATGCCCGCGTTTATAATTTAGTAACCAATCCCGACCTTGCACGTGATAACTTTTTGATGCTTTATAATATTCTTGAATTTTCCAGAAAAGGAAAAATTAATAAATTTATTTTTTCAAGTTCAAGAGAAGTTTATGGAAATTCAGGATTAATTATGCATAGTGAAGACGAGGCGAGCATTCGTCGCTGCGAAAGCAGTTATACAGCTACAAAAATAGCAGGCGAAGCCCTAATACACGCTTATAATCAATGCTATGGGATTGATTTTGTAATTTGCCGTTTCTCTAACGTTTACGGTCGTTATGATTATAGTGATCGAGTCGTTCCATTGTTTATTTCCAGAGCATTAAAAAATGAGGATATTCATATTTTTGGCAGAGATAAGATATTGGATTTTACTTTTATTGATGATACTATAAGCGGGGTTGTAAAAGCAATCAATTTGTTTGAGATGGCAAAGAATGAAGTTT